ACAGAAAAAATAGTGAAATAGTCATGGCACACATAAATGAACACATTAACCAAATGAGGTGGTTACAGTCTCTCGGAACTAGACCAATGGGACCGGAAGGAGAAGTTCCGCAAGGTCCAATGGGAGAACCTGGTGGAGAAGTTGGAATGGGTGGTCCTGAAATGGAACCACAAATTCCGACACCTACAGGTGGAGGAATACCAATGCCACCAGCCAGTGTAGTAGGGGGTGGTCAATAATGCCATTGACAAAATCGGGAAAGAAAGTAATGCGGAAAATGAAAGAAGAGTACGGTATTAAAAAGGGTAAAGAAGTTTTCTATGCCAGTATAAATAAAAAGAGAAAAGGTTCAAGTAAATGGCATGGTAAATCGAAAAAACCAAGTGGTTATGATAGTCCCGGTAGACATTTATGACAACCAGATATCGTAAAAGACCGCAAGTAACTAGGTTTGTTGTAAAACAAACAAGACCAGGGAGGATTGTAAGAAAAACAAAAGTGGAAAGAAGAGAACGAAAAAGATCACAGAGAAATTTGCGACCAGTAAGACAGATTAGAAAAAGAACAATGACAGGTAGGTGATAAATATGACTTTTCATGGAAAAGATAAAGGAATTGGTGTTGGTAAAGCTATGTTGACCGTTCCCTTTGGACTGGGTTCAGCTTATTTTGTAGGCAGACAAGTTAAAAAGTCTCTTTCTGACAAAGCAACAAAGGCTAAGTTGAAAGCCGTTGAGACAGGAGTTCTTAGAGATATTTATAAAACAAAGGCCAAAGTTCAAAAGAAAGCAGCTGGGGTTGGCCGTTGGATAATGGGGAAAAGATGACATATAGAGCTAAAACAAAAAATACTTTAGGTTATGTACCCGAAGCTATGGCGAGTGAGCTTTATACTGCCAGAAAACAGATTAAGTCTGGGTTTGACATGGCAAAACAAGGGCCAGCAAACCCACTTAAAAGATTTTTTTACAATATGGAACTAAAGAGAATAACTAAGAGGAGGGCGAGGTGATTATATGCCGATGAAAATTGCGTCAGATAGACTGGCAAAACACAAAAAGGAAATGCAAAAAATGATGAATTACTCTATGGGCGAGCCAGAATATATTCCAGTTGACCTTAATGGTGCTAGAGTTTTTTCTAAAGGAGAAGTCTCTTTGGATGAAGTTCAAAGTGACATTAGGGAAAGGTTTGATATGGACTATCCGAAGGGGGGTGAATAAGAATGAAATATACATATATTGCGTCTGATAACACAGCAACCAATGGTACAGCCATTTCAGTTGATAACCAAGATATTGTTGTTTATAAACTTATCTGGGGTAATCCTGCTGATGGTAAATATGCAACACTTTACGACAAGGTAAATCCTGTCACGGGTGCAACAACTTCTGTTGTTTGTAAAGTAACTCAGCCTACTGCTGCTGCCGGAAAAGATTGGGTAAGAGTGGTCGATTTGGGTGGAGTTAATCTTGGAGAAGGTGGAGCAGTTGTTACCGATGGAACTGATGTAACAGTTCTTTGGGATTACGCAACCAAATAATTGTTTTACTTTGCTCTTCTTCGGGAGGGCAAAGATAAGACTATTAAGGGGGTGAAAAGTATGAACTTAAAACAATACGGTGGAGAAGGTACAGAAAGTTATAAAAGTAGTAAAACCGATATGAAGTATCCTCAACATGGAGGAGAAGGTTCTACTGTATCGAAAATGAGTGGTCCAATGCTTAATAAAGGCATGAGTGGACCAGAATATTGTGGACCTGGTAAATACTTAGGTAAATCGAAATAAGGTTTTGATAAACTGCTGACTTCCCTGCCAGCAGTTAAATGAGAACCTTAAAAATCTCACGGGTCGCCCACGTTAGAGGTGATTGATGTTAAGTAGTAGGAGGGAGGTGATTATATGAACGATTCTACTACTTGGGGAATTGATCCCAATGAGGGAGGATCAAGCACCCAGCCCCCGTCAGGCGAAGAGAACCTTGATACAACGACAGGTTCGGAAGGGGAAGCTGGTGCGGAACCTTCCGGGGGAAGCCCAAGTAAGAAATCAGCAGAAGCTCGGATAAATGATTTAATAGCTGAAAACAAGCGTTTGATTGACGAAATGAAGGCTGGTAAAAAGGATACAACTCTTTTGCCACCTCCAGCTCCGACACCAGACGCAAAAGAGGCTGCTCTTATCGAAGGACTGAAGAAACTTGGTTTTGCAAGAGTCGAAGACTTGGAAAAGACCAAAACTGAAGTTCGGGACGAGATGGTTCTGAATACTGAACATTCACGTTTAGTGGATGTTTATAGTGGTTCAGATGGCCGTCCTAAGTACGATAGGAATGAGGTCGAAAAATATATGCGGGAGAATGGTATTTATTTACCAGAAGTCGCATATAAAGCTATGCACGAAACCGAGTTAAATGACTGGTTGCTTAAAAATGCTTCCCATAAAAACAAACCTTATACAGCTCCGCCTTCAGCACCCACTAAGGGTGAAGAAGGCGCCATTACTAGGGAGAAAATAGCAGAAATGCAAAAATCTCCTAATTTTAAGCAGTGGTATGAAGCTAATAGGGAAAAAATCCTGAAGTTGATGGTACAAGGCTCCCTCTAAAGGAAGGGGGTGAGAAATAATGGCAGGATTAGGTACAGATCAGCAAACAGTTACAACTGGTGCAGTTTTCATTCCTGAAGTTTGGTCTAGCGAGACACTTCGGGCAACGGAATCAGCTCTTGTTATGGCTCCTCTTGTAAAGAGGTTTGATTCTTTGGTGGCAGGAAAAGGAGATACTATTCATATTCCGAATATTTCCAACTTGTCTGCAACCGATAAATCGGCCAATACAGCAGTTACTCTTCAGGCTCCTACTGAGACTGAAACAACTATCAGTATCGACAAACATAAGGAGTCATCCTTTTTGGTTGAGGATATTTTAAGAGTTCAGAGCAACTATGACCTTATGGGCGAGTACACAAATAAGGCAGGTTATTCTATAGCTAAAGCGGTAGATACGGATTTACTTGGTGAATATTCAAATCTCACTTCTACTGACGTTGGGACTTACGGAGTCGATATAACCGATTCTGTAATTCTCTCAGCTATGGAAAGTTTGGACTTGGTTGATGCGCCTTTTGAAGATAGATATTTTGTTATTTATCCTACTCAAAAGACAAAGCTACTCTCTTTGGATAAATTCGTTAAGTCGGATTACATGGGTGAGTGGAATAGACCAACTCCAGTAAGGACAGGGCCAAACAGCAGATATGAATGGGGAACCATTTATGGTATGCCTGTTTACTACAGTACACAGGTTACACAAACTGCTGGTACGCCTACACAAACACACAATCTTTTGTTCCATAAAGAAGCGTTTGCGTTGGCTATGCAACAGGCTCCGAGAGTACAAAGCGATTACATACTTGAATATGTCGGCAACTTGGTAGTTGTTGATGTTATTTATGGTGTAAAGACTTTGAGGGGTACGTTTGGTGTAGAAGTAAGGTCTTAACCTTTCTATACTAAACTAGGTGGTTAGGGGCAAGGAAAGCTTGCCCCTATACCACTGAATTACTTTACACTTTAAGTGTTAGGTGATACTTTATGGTTATGGCTAGTATCAGTTATAGGACTCCAGATGGTAAGACACGGGAAATCCCAGTTTCTCATTTAAGACATATCAGATCACGGGTTAAAACTCACGAAGGTGAGTTTCTTTCTGGTAGAAAAGGTGAACAATATATTGATAAATACTCTGCAAAATATTTAGGTAAAGATTTAAAAAATTCCTATAGAGATAGTACAGTTAAATGAAAATTGCAATATGTGTTCCAAGTCGGGGGCTTATTAACTCTAAAACTGTTGAG